GTAGTTGCCGGACATCAGGTCAGCCATGTAGGTCAGCGGGCCATGCACGTCCGTGAGCGTCATGCCGCCGTAGCCGGTCAAGCCCTGGATGATGGCGTCCACGTCCGTCTGGACGATATCGACGCTCACCGTCGCGTATGCTGTTCCGCCGTATCCCATGTCACCACGTACCTCCGACCACCGTCATGGCGTCGCCGACCGCGCCCTTGACGAGGATTTCGCCGACGTTGACCGATTGGAACTCGTGCCACTCGCCCGGCAGCCACGGCACGTCGAGGCCGTCGTCGCCCCGGAAGTACACCGGCCCGGCGTTGGTCGGCAGCGCCGAGATCGTCACCGAGGCGACCAGCTTGCGGTTCACCAGCGCCTGATAGCTGGCGGTCACGTTGACCTTTCGCATGACGATGTTGTTCATGGCCTACCTCAGCACCCGGAACGTCAGCGTGAGCACGCTGGTGAACTGCCGCAGGTCCTTCATGTGTTCCGGGGAGTACAGCGGCAGGTTTTCGGACTTGACCCACACCGCGTTCGGCATGGCCGTAAGCCGCTTTGCCCGGAAGTGGTCCGCGATCCGCTCCACCAGGGCCAGCATCGCGTCCAGTTCCGCGTTGTCGCAGGTCTCGCACTTCTGCTGCACGCCGATGTCGATCTGGTAATCGCACTGCGCGGCGGCGCGCGTGGCCGTCTGAATGTCCCAGCCGCGCGGCACGACGGTCACACGCAGGGTCTTCATGTCGGCAAGCTCAAACTCCGGGGCCTTGGTGCTCCGCACGGCCCCCATGGGGGCCTGCGGGTCCAGGCCGTTGAGTTCGGCCGTCACCGCGTCGGCTATGTCGGTTATCACGGGCATGTCATGCTCCGATGGCCAGCTTCCACAGCGCCCCGACCGCCAGCGTCACGCCAGCGCCCAGCACCAGCCACAGCAGCCGCGAGCGGTTGGCCTGCGTGCTTTCCAGGCGGTCCAGCCGAAGCTGGATGCCCGGCTTGCCGTTGCCGCGAATCGCCTCGTCCATCCGGTCCAGCTTGGAGTGGACGGAAGCGAACTCGCCCTTGCACACACGCTCGTATTGCTCGCTGCCGCACATCAGGCTTCTTCCTCACCGATCTGTTTCGTGTGGACCCGGACCGTCTTTCGGAACGGGTCCGACCACCGCCAGCACGGTTCCTTGCCGGGCGCCATGACCTCGTACACCACCAGCTTCCCGCCGGCGGGTTCCTTCACCTTGTCGCCGGGCCGCGGCTCGTCCACCGGCAGGGCCGACGCCGCGATCAGGAAGTCCCGGCTCTCAAACCGCTCGACCGCGCCCGACCCGTCGTCGATCTCAAAGACCGTCCGGCCGACCGTGGCCGGAACGTCGGCCGAGCCGTCGCCCCGGCAGTACGTCACCGGATGCGACAGGTGCGCCGTCCGCACGTCGGCCAGCCAGGACGCGGCCTGTTCAAGCAGGTCGCCCACGGCCGCTCCTTACTGCGACAGGCGGATGCGAACCGTCGCGTCGGCGTCGGCCGCGGCCCTGACGCACTTGCCGATGAGCTTGTTGCCGCTGGACGTGGTGGTCGCGCGGCTGTTGGCCGCGTCCCAATAGCAGTTGGCCCCGGCCGTAATCGCCGTGCCGCCGCCCGTCGCCTTGGGGAAGTCAAAGACGCCGACCACCGCCAGCGCGCCGAGCGCGTTGGCCGCGATCGGAACCTTGGTCACGCCCACCAGTTCGCCCTGCACGACCACCGCGCCGGCGGCCGTATCGGTGCCGGGCGTGTAGTCGATGCTGTTGCCGTCATGCACGAAAGTTGCCATGTTTGTTCTCTCCTGTGGGGCCGAAGGCTTACGCCTCGCCCTTCATCTTCACGCCGCCCCTGTAGTCCTGAAGCGCCACGCCGAAGTCGAAATACCCGCGGAATTGGATGCCCAGGACGTTGAAATCCGCATCCGCCCGCTCGACCGTCGGCGTCTGCTGGCCGTTGAGGAAGGCGACCTCGACGACCGGCAGGTCGGCGGGGTCGGCCAGCAAGTACCACGCCTTCGCTGAGTAGCCCGAAAGCGTGCTGTTGCTCAGGTAGGCCGAGTGCGCCACCGTGAACTTGCCCGCGTGCGGGTTGTTCGTGGCGTACTTGGTGCTGGCCGTGGTATCCCGAATCTCCGTCGCCTGCATGAACTGCGTGCCCTTGACCAGCAGGGCCGGGGGAACAAGCAGCAGCGACGGCACGATCCCCAGCGGGCTGCCTTCGGCGTCCTTCTGCTCAAGGAACATCAGTTCCGCCGCCGTCAGCCCGTCGATGGACAGGGCGGTTTCCGCGCCGGCGGCGTAGTTGCCGTGACCGCTGGTGAAGAAGGCGGCGTTGTTGAGGAAGGCCGTCCAGAAGACCTTGTTGAGCTTCAGCGCCCCGCCCCGGCCGATCTTCCGCGGCAGCGCGGTCAGAGCGCCCAAGTCGTCGTTGATGAGGTCCGTGCGGGTGACGCCGAACATCCGGCCGTAGGTCTTGGCCTGGTTGGTGAACGATTCCTCGTCCACCTGCCCGTGCTTCAGTTCGCCCGTCGGCCCGACCTCCTGGTACTCGAAGGCGCCCGTCATCCGGTAGCTGGTGACGGCCTTGAAGTCCCGGACGTTGCGGGTCGCGGCGATCCGCCGCCAGGTGTCCTCGACGGACTCAAAGCCCGCCAGGAGGAACTTGTTGGCGACGTTGGACATGATGCCCGGCAGCGAAAGCGTGCTGAACGCGGCCCGCAGGCAGCCTTCCATGTCGGAGCGGAAGGACCGGCCCGAGTAGCCGTTGGCGCAGGCCGCCTCCATGATGAGTTCCTGCAAGCCGATGCCGGTGCGGAACCGCTTGCTGGCGGCCTCAAGGGTCCGCTCGTCAAAGGCCGACTCGACCGACGTGAGGCCCCCGGCCAGGCAGACGGCCGCGGCCAGCACCTTGCCGTCGGCGGGCGGCTCGCCCGCGCCCACGTCGGGCGGCTTGGGCCGGCCGGCGCGGAGCACCGCCAGTTCGGTATCCTTGACATCCCAGCCTTCCTCGATGGCCTTGGCCTCGATGTCGGAATGCTTGCCGGCGCACACCTTGCGGATGGCTTCGATCCGCTTGGTCTCGCCGAGGGCCTTGGCGCGGATGTCCGGCACGGGATCGGCGACTGCGCCGGTATCCTTGCCGGCCGTTTCGACCTGCGCCGCGGCCTGTACCTTGCCCTGTTCCTGCGTGACTTGCGTTTCGGACATGATGTTGCTCTCCTTGGCCGCGGCTGCCACGCTTGCCGTGGTATTGCCGTCGGCCCCAAGATCGACGAATGAAATCTCGCCCAGCGCCGCCTTACGGACGACGTTCACAGGGCCTTCAAACTGCCGGCCGTTCACCTGAACGGTCTGGCCTTCCTTGACGAACTCAAACTGCTCCACCGCCGCGCCCAGCGACGCCTGCCAGGGGAAGCCGTTGCGGGCGGATGCCACGATCTCTTTCGCGGCGGCCGTGTCGCGTGAGACGACGCCGGCGGCGACGAGCTTGCCCTCAGCCACGGCGATGCTGTCGGTGTGGCCGACGCCGCTGGCCATGTCATGGCCGAAGCGGATGGGCCGCGACTGCGACGGAATGGACAGGCCCGCCAGGTCCACCACGACCGGGTACCGCCAGCCGGCGATCCGCATCGGCCCGCCGGTGTAGGCGATCATGTTGAAGCGCGGGAGCTTCGGCTTGCCGTCGGCCCCAGCGTCGGCCGACGCCTCGATGGTCAGTGCGCCCGGCTCGCTGCAAAAGCTCAGCGGCTCGGCGGCCTGCGCCTGCGACTTCCGCGGCTTGCCGGCCGTCGCTTGCCGCTCGCATACGGCCCGGCGCTGCGCGGCGTCGGGGAACTCCTGCGCCGTGGTCGGATCGGCCATGCACCGGTCAATGAACTGCTCGCGGCTTTCGTCGGCTTGTCGTTCAGGCAGCGGCACGATCCGCCTCCTTGTCTTGCTGGTCGGTGTTGTCCGCGGCCGGCGCCTGCGGGGCCGGCTGCGACGTGGGCAGGCCGAGTTCCTTCATCAGGGCGATTTCCTTGGCCCGCTGGCGAAGCTCGGTTTCCCAATCCTTGCCCTGCCGGGCATACTCGCTGGCAAGGGTGGTCGTGTTGCTGGCGAGCCGCTGCGCCTGTGCCGCGGCTTCCTTCTGGGGGTCCACGTGCTCATGCCCGTCCCAGAACCACTGGTGTGGCGCGTCGCCGACCTCGCCCAGCGAAAAGACCTTGACGGCCTCCGCGAGCCAGGCGGCGAAGATGCGGTCCAGAACGACGGCCTCGATATGGGCCTGATCGACCCGGATGGACTTGTAGTAGGTCTGGTGGTCCAGCCGCCCCGAAGAGTAGTTGTAGCCCGACGAATTCCCGGCCGCGACGTTGAACGGAACGTTCAGGCAGCGGGCGATCTCATTGAGGATTTCCCGCTTGAACATCTCATAGGTCGTGGTCGGCTGCTCGGCCTTCACCTGCGAGGGTTCCCAGCCTTCGGGCGTGAAGACCGCCATGTTCGGGGCGAACTCCATTTCCGTCAGGGGTTCGACCTCGGCGGCCTCCCCGCCGGCCGGCGCGTTGGTCTTCATCAGCACAGCGATATTCGCCGCGGACTCGGCCGCGGCAATGACCGCCAGCGTGTACCGGCGCAACTGTGCGAACAGCGGCAGCGCCGGCAGGATGTCCGGCAGGCCGCGGTGCTGGCCGGGGCGGTCGGCGCGGAACCAGTGAATCATGCTCACTGCGGGAATCCGGTCATACCGGCCGCTTGCGCTGAGAGAAGTCGAAGCACCGGGGTGTTCCTTCAAGACGTGGTATTCGACCGGATTGCCGTACTCGTCGAAGACGATTCCATCGGCGACGTTGACCTTCGTGAGCGACAGGTCCGGTGTCGTCACCTGGTCCGCTTCGATCAAACGCACGTCCAACTTGACGGGCGAATCGAGCTTGCCGTTGTTGAACAGCAGCGCGAACGCTTCGCCGTCCTGCGCCCGCGCCATCCGCATCGTGCGGAGCTTTTCGGCGAGGCCGACGGCCTTGGCCCAGCGCGCGAACTCGGCCTCGATGGTCCGGTTCGCCCCGGCGTCGGTCCCATCGCCCAGGAGCATTTGCAGACGCGGACCCGTGCCGATAACGTCGTTGGCGAGCGTGAGCACGATGCCTCGCGCGTAGGAGTTGTTGGCGACTTCGTACCGGGCGCGATTGCGGAGCGTCCGGCGCACCTCCGCGTTGGCCGCGGCGTCGGCGGCCAGGGCGTCGGCGTTCG